TTATCTCTTCCCCAACAAGGAAGTTTGTATGGGCAATATGAACACACAAAGCCCAAAACTCTATTACCAGTAGGTTTTGTTCTAAAAGTTTCAGCTACATCACTATAACATCTTTTAAAAGGTTTACCTTCTTTCAATGCTTTAAAATTATCTTCAGCTAATTTTAACGCTTTCTGCTTATGCTCATCTACAGATGCAGGAGTTTCGCATACTGTCCACTCTCCTGTAGATTTATTTATAACTATCCAACCACCGAACTTTTTAGATTGGCTTTCCCCATACAAAAATCCTTGTGACGCATAACCAAATGAATCTTCTCTAACGACTTCATTAAATCCACCTGACTCTCCAAACTTTTTTTCAAATGAATATGGTGATGCACTTTTAATATCCCAAACTTTTTCATCAATTTCAACGTCTTGTCTACCTTCAATTTTATCTCCATTAAATTTATATGTAACTTTCTTTTGTTCATTTTTAATATCTACACCAGCTGATTTCATAATTAATATTGCTAATGCTTCTATTATATCCCCAAATGTATTTCTCATTTTTACATTGTAGGGTTGTCCTTCTCCTTTAACACCTTTAGCTTCCATCTGTAATTGGCACAAAGGTCTACCTATGTTTGACATTCTAGGTTCAAACTTATCTCTTCTACCTTCTTCAAACTGTTTAAGCAAGGCGTTTTTACACGCCTCACCAAACTCCTGGACTAGTTTTGTATCAAGTTTTACAGGAGACTTTGATACATTGTCAAGATACTTTTGAACTTGTAAAAGAATAGTATTCATTATGATGCTAAGATTTCTTCTGGAGAATCGTCACTAACTTCTTCTACAATCTTTGCGTCTATTTTATCTTTACTATTCTTTGCTTTATTATAACCAGCAATTATTTCAGTATTCTCTGTAGTGATAGAATCTTGAAATACTTTTAATGTTTCCATATCCATATCAGATAACTGTAAGTTTTCTTCAGCATTTACACTTATCTCAGGAACATAAAAAACATTACCACCTTTCTTCTGCCTTTTCGTATCTATGGTGAAAGTACAATTAAACATAAGTTTTTTTCTTTTCTTTAATTGATCTAAGGCAGCACTTACGGGTGAAAATGCAGTACCAGTTACTCTATACAATGCAGGTAAATTTTCTACATTGTGAGCATTACCTTGTGCAGTTTTACCATTGTTAAAAGACAATAAGCCATACACAAGTTTATAACATCTTATTGTTCTTTGTCTCTCTAACTCTTGAGGTGTTAGAGTTGATCTATCTTTAAAAGGGATCTTGCCACATCTTGTGCCACCAAGAATATCTAT